ATCAGAGCATTCTGCAGCGCACGGCGCAGGACGTTGCGGGCCTTGGCGCTGCGATTTTGCAGGGCCTGGACCATGTAATTGTTGCGGGCCTTGAGGTTGATCTTCTCACTGCCGTAATGCAGGTAGGCCGGGTAAAAATGCTCGCCCATCTCCGGCGTCTTCATGGGCGCAATGCGCACCAAGAAGCCCGGGCGGGAAACCTTGTATTTGATCGACCGCACAGTCGCTCCGGATCTGCGGCCAGGGTTTTCTCCAGGGCGGGATCGCATGCGGCGGCCGACCAGCTTACGCGACTCTTTCTGCACATCGCGACCGAGCGTGCGCATCGCCCTGCGGATCTGCACGCGATCGAAATCAATGCGGCTGAAACCTTCCAGCTTGACGTTGGTTTCTAACCAGCTGCCTGCGTTGGCCATGCCTGCTCCTATGCCGGGATGACGCCCAGCAGCTCGGTCTGGATCAGCAGCGTATGCCGCTCACCCTTGAGATCGTCGCACCGCTTCACGCGGTAGCGGTAGCCTTCGCAATCGATGACGAAGTTCGTATCGATGCTGTAGGCGGTAATACCGTCTTCATCCCGACGGCGCACAACAAAGCTGTGGGTGACATCCTCACCCACCTGCTGCGTTCCGAAAAACGTGGCATTGCCCACGGGCGTAAGTGAGGCCCAGGCCGATTTGCCGGCGGTGTAGGTCTCGCTCACGCTGTGGCCCATGGTCGGCAGATCGGAACGCTGCCGGATCAGAATCCGGCGGTTGAGTTCTCCTGCAGCTGGGCGCATGTCACATCCTCGGGATAATGTAAGGATCCAGCAGCGCCTCGCAGAAATCGCGGGGCAGCTGAGTCACGATAGTGCCGGTGACCAGCCCTTCGCGCTGGCGGTACCAAGTGGCCACCGCCATCAGGATCCAGTGCTTGATGCTTTGCGGCACATCAGCGGCAGCGCCATAGCCAGCCTCGAATTCGATCTGGATCGCGCCCGGGTAACAGCGCGTGCTCGGCCAGCTCTTGCCGTATGCCGGCAGCACGAACCCAATCAGCTCATCCGTCACCACCTGGTAATCGGCCGGATCCATGGTCTGCAGCGCGCCATCCGGATCCAGATACTTGATGGAGTTGACCTCCCGCAGAGACGGGTACGGCAGGCTGATAGCGCCGCACGGAAAGACCTCGCGCGTCATCTTCCAGGTTTGGGTGATGAATGCGCGGCCTGTGCGTGCCTGTGCTTGCTGGGTAGCAGTCGGAATCCAGATATTCTCGAAAGCAGAATCGAATCCGGTCCCGTCTTCTGTGGCAGCAAGTTTCGCCTCGGCCAATGTCACCGGATATTCTTCCGGCGCGGTGATCAACTCCAGGCCCATGACTTAACCCAGCTTGGCCAGTTCAGCCTTGGCAGCGTCCAGCTTTGCTTGCACCTTGGGCTTGTTTTTGTCTGTAGCTTTACCGAGAGCCACTTCCAGATCCTTCACCTTTTTCTCGGCTTCGGCCTTGAGTTGCTCGGGCGTTTTAGGCGCTGCAGCCTTTTCTGCGACGATCCATTTCTCTTTCAGCGCCAGGTCGACCAGATCCTTGCCGTGTTTTTCCACGGACATCTTGTCGCCGACATTGAATTGAATGACGGTGCAGCCATCGGGCGAGCCTTTGAAATCTTTCGTTACTTTGAATCCCATGAGATTTTTAGGCTAGGGTTATTGGCCCTAGCCCGCCTATATCAATTGAGAGGCCTGCTAAATTACACAGGTGGGTTTGCGGTAGGGGCGACAGCAGGGTTGCCCAGCACAGCGACTGCGCCCAGCAATGCAGCGCTGGCGTTGTTCACTGGCGTGATGGTGAGGCGCGTATAGCGCTTGTGGCCCTTGTAACCCAGCTTGCGGACTTCGTTGTCGTCATCGAACTGGAAGCCTGCGAGTGCCTCGGTACCGAGTAGGTCGGCATCTGCCACGGCGGTGGCTCCAGTCATGTCAGACTCGTCGCTCTCCTCCAGCAGCACAGTGAAGGTGGCGTCAGCATCAGCCACCGAACCGATCAGGATGATGTACTCCAGGGAGCCGAAACCCTGACGATCAATGATCTGGCCAACCTGGGCGGTGTTGTCAGCAACGCTGACGGGCGACAGCACCCGCTTGGGTGCAATGTTGTTGTGCAAATCTTGCATGATGAACTCCTTGTATCCTGTAAAAGAGAGAGCCCGCCGAAGCGGGCTCAATGGGGATGAGCCGTCAGGCTCGCCGCGAACGCTTTAGGTCGAGAACTTCATCAGCTTGATGGCTTCGAAATTCCGGATACCGCCACCGACACGCTTGCGGAAGTTGAACTTCGTGGTGCCCTTGGTGGTGATGTTGTCGCGGATCAGCGCGATGCCGCTGCGGTCAACGATGCGGTAAGCGCGCTTGAAGTTGCCGTACGCGATTGAGAAGCTGTTGGCTGCCAGGGTCGGGAAGTTGTCGTCAATCTCCACTGGCGCGCCCAGCACCAGACCGGCGAAGTTCCCTGTTGGGTCTGGATTGAACAGGTAGAAGTTGCCGCTGCCATCCTTCAGCTTGCGCAGTTCTGCCAGCGTTGTATCGGCCATCACCAGTGTGGCGCCATTGCGGTACTGCGACTTCAGGGAGTGCAGCAGGTTAATCACGTTGTCGCCAGGGTTGCTGGCTGCGAAGGCGCCAGATTGCCCTGAGACAACGAAGCCGACTTTGCCCCAGGCATAGCTGGCATTGGCCACGGTGTCATAGGTCAGGATGCCGCGAGGCTTCTTGACGCCATTACCGCTAACGAACGCAGCACCTTCAGCTTCGCCGAATGCAATACCGGCTTCCTCGGTAACGTCTTGCTCGAGGTTGTAGTCGGCATCTTCCAACGTGTCGTTGTAGACATGTGGTTCAGCTTCCATTTCCTCGGCATCGATCTCGATGCGGGCATACTTCGGATTGGTGGTTTCGCCGCCGGTTTCACCTTCCCCAACCCAGCGAGCTGCCAGACCAGAGGTCTTCACACGGAACTGATGCTTGTTGGTGCCGATGGTGCGTACATCGGCTAGATTGCGGATGACGGATACAGTGCCGGCAACCCGGTCGATTTCGGCCGCAATGTCCGTCGGTACCAGATAACCGCCGTCGACATCACTGCCGCGCTGCAGCGCCTTGCGTTCAAGGCTGGAGAGGTTGCTGTCGTCACCCTTGCGTAGGAAGTTCAGGAACGCATTGCGGTGCTCCAGCTGATCTTCACTCAGCTTGCTTTCGTTGCCGCTGACTTGGGGACGGTTTGCCTTCTTGGCAACCTCACCAATATCTTTCCCCAGCTGCGTGAGCTCGGAATTAATCTTCTCGACAGTGGCGGTAAGATCAGCGACTGCCTTACCTTCAGCCTTGGCTTCCAGCAGCTTGTCGTTGGCGTTCTTGAATTCCTCGAATGCCTTACCTTGCTTCTCCAGCAGCTCCTGCAGGTTCTTCATCTCGGTGTCGCCAATCGCCATCGGGATGGCGCCGGCTGCCATGAGGAATTCCGGCGAGACAATGGGATGACCAATGGCGGCAAAGGCAGCCAAAGCCACCAGACCGATGATCAGTGTGATGTTGAGTTTCGTGAGTTTCATGATTTTTCCTTCTTCAGAAATAAGAAAACCCGCTTTCGCGGGCCCGGTGAATATTTTCGGTTGGTTGTACTAAGCCTATGTCTGCGTCGGCTTCAATAGCTCAGTGTTTCGCCGAATCAGATCGGCAAGACTATCCAGGCCATCAGCATCACGCTGTGGGATGGACTTGAAACCGCTGGCCAGAATGGCCTTGGCTTCGTTTCGAGAGAACCCGGCATCACGCAGGGCTTGCTCTGCAACTCTTATATCCGGACCGCTTTTCACGCTCTGGACTCTAGCTTTATCGTTGGCGGGGAATGTGACCAGGGAGACCTCGACCAGCTCAACCTTTTTGAGGGTGCGGCGCGGTTCTTCCGGCTTGGTGCCAAGCACAAACTCTTTGGCGTAGTAACCAATGGACATGCCAGTGATGGCGGGACGCGGGGACATCTTAAGGAGGCCATAGGCTTCTCGGCCGCGCACGGTGTCCGCCAGCTTGCCTTCTACCTTGAGGCCGATCTCGTCCTCTTCCATACTGGTCCAGATGCCGACAGGCGTCATGTCATCGGCTCCCATACCCCAGCCGCCGTGCTGCATCAGCATGGCCGGCCAGTTGCCGGACTTCTTGGCTTCCTTCAGTGTTTCCTTGAAGGCGCCCTTCTGGATCACATCGCCATAGCTGTCCTGGTTCCCAAAGATGGAGGCGTATCCGCTGAACACCATTTCGGTGTTTTCAGTGCCGTCCTCATTCTGCGCCAGCTTGACTTCAAGCAGGCCGCAATCCAGATGCTGCGTCGGGGCGTGGTCTTTGAAC